TGATAGATTGTCTTATGTCTTTCATACCGCCTTGTTGCTTTTCTAAAGCCCTTTCGTATGCATCTCCATATTTTTTGGCTAGCAAAGCTAACCCAGGATCAATCCCTGTAGCGCCTTGTATTCCTCCTCTTAAAGCACCAATACCAGCGGTTATGTCTGATAGCTGAAAACCTGGTTGATCGTTAAGACCACTTATAAAATTGCCTGCACGTTGAAAAATATTTGAACTAACAGGTTTGTACATGGCCTTTTCAGCAGCACTAGTTATATTTTCAAATTCACTTTGTGATATCTTGTTACCAAACTGATCAACATATTCTTGTGATCCGCCCCCAAATAAAGACCCAACGCCTTTTTTAAGTGTATCAAAATTGTAGCCACCAACCCCAGGTGCACCTTTAAAACCAAACTCTCTAAATGTAGCTAAGTCGCCACCTTCACCTAAGACTTTGTTACCAGTAAATAAGGTAGCTAAATCACCTATCCCACCTTCGCCTTTAACAATATTAACGGCTGCTTTACCTTTAACATAAATGTTAGCAGGTACTTGCCAAGGCCCTGGTATAAACCTTGCTACTTGTGCTACTGGGTCTATAACCTTTTTAACCTTTTTCCAAAGCTTACTAAAGAAGCCAAACTCCTCTAATCCTGTATTTGGGTTGATTGATGACGTGCCACTACCAACGGTTATATCGCTTAAGTTAGTGCCAGTCTTAGCTAAGTGTCTTTCTAAAGCCTTTTTAAGACTTTTGTTTCTTCTGAGGATGTGTGGTGGGACAACAACTTCACCTTGCATAAGGTGTGCCAGACGAGTGTCTTCGCCTCTGCCTGCGCTTGCTAAAGCCATTATTCCTTGATTCATAACTTTTCCTTATTCTACCACCTTTTTTTCTGGTTCAACAATAATTTTACCGTAATCATCAGTAAGTGTAGACTCGTATATTTCGTTGTCTTGACGCTCACCAACTACCATCCAAGAGACAGATGCTTTAGATCTAGCATTTTGACACTCTATAATGAGCTGAGAGCCCATTACTTTGGCTCTAACAGCATCCCAGTCCTCTTCATTAGACACAAAGGCTTGTAAGTCTCTATTAAGCGCAAGGAATGTGCCTGGGGTCATACCAAACCATTCATCTAGATCTATAACGGCTCTACCGTCAACAAGCTCTATCTTGCCTCTGTACAGGTTATCAGCTTGTGGGCCCTCTACAAATGAGTGGACAAGATGATGGGTGTCTGGTTTTAGTGGGTGGTCAATCTTGAATGAGCCTGAACCTTTAGATAATGCCCCTGTAACAGATAAATCATTATTAAGGTTAAGATCACCACTAGTATCAAATGACCCATAAGTGCTGTTACCTGCAAAAGTGATTGACCCATTAGTGAAAAAGCCATTATATGATCTAATTTTGGTGTCACCATTAATATGCATGACTTCACCATATTGGTTAGTGCCTGAGGTATCTTGCACCCTGATGTTTGGATATTGTCCTGTACCTTCACTATAACTAATGGTATAACCACCATTATTAGAGTTAAGTCTGGTAGAGCTAATTAAACCGATATTGGTAAGGTTACGAGAGCTATCTATTACAGTAGTTGAGCCAATTCTTAAACCACCAGTAGTAATCCTTATGTCTTGCTTAGATTCATTATAAGCTGTACCTACTCTGAACTTTTCAGTATCGCTTGGTTTGAAAACAAGTTCTCTTGAGCCATTTGTAGCAAAGTTAAATTGATCTCCTGCTGATGTGATTTGGTATCTAACTGTACCACCATTATCTTTGAAATAAATTTGATGGTCGTCATCATCTGTTGTGTCTTTCAAAGTTAGATTTGGTGCACCAGTTTCTATTGAAACTGCACCAGCAGTTACAGTATTTGTTCCTGCATTAATGTTTGAAACAATACCAGCTCCAAAAGATACATCATCATTAAAGGTGGTAGATCCCTCTACAACCAAGCCATTTGTCATACTGACACCAGAAGATGTGGTTTCTAGTCTTTTGACATTATCGTAGTAAAGTTCTACAGCACCATCTTTTATGAATTTACCCATAACATCAGAACCGCCATCAATAGAAATGGCAGGCCCATTTGTAATAATAAGTAAGCCATTAGTACCTGCATCCTCAATAACTGATTCGCTGTCGTGGTATAACTGTAAATCATTACCAGTACCAAGTTTGATTCTTTTCACATCTGGTAGAGATATATCTTCTGCAAATGAAGTTGGAATCGCAATATCAATAGTGCCTGTACTATTAATGGTTATATCTGACTGTGCAACTGTATAAGCAGTACCAAAGCCCATTCTTATGTTAGAGTTTCCTACGACAATATGTCCTGCAGCTCCTCTATTTGTGCCGATTAATGTTTCGTAATTATTGATTGTTCTTATTACGTTAGAAGCAGATGAGCCTAAAGTATCAAACTTTAAAGTAGTACCAACCCCAGTAAGGTGCATATCACCTGACCCTGAGTAAGTACCAATATTTGTCAGGTTTCTTGAGCTGTCTATAACGGTTGTGCCAGACAAGTTGCCCATTTTTAGTTCGTTATATATATGAACATTACCTGCATAAGCTGCTAATGCGATTACTGGAGTGCTTGCAGCATCATAAATATAACTTGCACCATTTACGATTGACAAACCAAGCCTGTCGCCAAATCCTCTATAATTGCCTGCTGCACCTGAGTTAGTGAAATAATCACCACCATTAGCTCTAATGTCTCCTGATGATGTGATAGCACCACTTGTGATAGTGCCAAGCGACACATTCATGCTTCTACCTGTTTCTACAATTTTGTACCATGTATCCCAAGTGCCACCTACATCAGCCCTTCTATGCCAGATATTGCCATTATCGGTAAATCCTAAAGCATGAGTATCACCACCAGAGCTATCATTCCATTGTTGGAACAACATCTGTCCATGATAAGTTCCACCATCACTTAAGCTGTCGCCATTATTATTTGCTTTAAAGTCAAATCTTACCTGCCTAATACCTTCATCAGTTGTTGTCGCTACATTACGACTATCTACAACCCTGTATTTTGTACCAATTATTTCATCTATTGTTGCTTGGTTTATGTTCTGCAAGTTTCTTGAGCTATCAATTACAGTAGTGCCATTAACTTTGTAATTACCAGTTTTTAAATCTAGTCCTGAACTGTCTATTCTCATGCGTTCAGCATTACCAGCTCTAAAGTTCATATTGTTAGTAGCATGGTCATATTGAATCCAACCTGGTGCAACTGAGTCTGGGTCTGTAAAAGCTAGAGTTCCTGCTTTATCGTTTGGTGTTGCTAGGGTAATACCGATATGGTTGTTATGTTCAAAAATAATATCATCAGCATAAGCAGTAAAACTTGTTACACCTGAACTAGAAGTTGTTGTTTGTAGTTTTACAGCAGTATCAAGTTTTGAAGCATTACCAATGGTTATCGCACCATTATCGTGGATACGCATACGTTCAGCACCAGAAGTATAATTATCTCCTGTTGCAAACACGAAGTCTTGGTGGGTTCCTGAATCTCGCCCTGAGAAGATTTTAAATTCACCACCACCAGTTCTAAATTCAGTAGCATCATTTTCTGTTCCAGCTGCTTGTTTAAGTTTTAAAGCAACAGCTGTGTTTGTTATTACTGTGTTGTTGAAGAATCCTTTACCATTAACATGAAGCATCTCACTTGGCGAACTAGTTCCGATACCAACATTTTCAGACGAATCTAAAGTAATACCTCTATCTCCAATAGCACCCCCACCACCATTTTGAATTTGTAGCTTATTAGTAGAATTATCTAATAGTATTTGTGCATAATTATCGTCACCAGTATCGCCTAAAGCTAATTGTGCAAGACTGCTTGTCCCTGCTGTCAGTGCCATGACTGCATTACTAGTGTTGTAAACTGTAAATTGTCTTGAAGGTGCAGCATTATCACCTATCCCAACATTTCCGTTGCCATTAACGACTAATCGTTTAGTTCCAGAACTTGACCCAATAGTTGCACCTGTTCTAAGTTCTAAATTACCATTAACATTTAGTATGGCATTAGTTCTGGTTTGATCTTTAAACAATAGTCGTGCTGAAGCTGCGGCATTACTTGTGTCTTGATTTAACAATACCCCATTTACTCCACTTGAAGTAATATCTAATTTAGTGTCTGGGCTAGTAGTGCCTATGCCGAGTTTTTGCCCTGTATTTATATAGTTATCGCCACCAGTCCTTAGTCTTACTTTTGCTGTTCCTGATTGTGATAATCTAAATTCAGGGGCAGAGGATTCAACATGAAGATCAGCTGCTGGCGAAGTAGTTCCTATGCCTACTCTATTGTTATCTACTGTCAATACATCTGTACCAGCTTCTTTTAGTTTAATAGCAGAACCTTCAAGCCTTAACTCTTGATATGAACTTGTTCCTCTATCAAAAACAATTACTCCTCCAAAAGTATTAGAAGAATCATATCTAATTTCTGTTCCTGCACCACCTGAAATTGTGCTTAAACCAGTTGCTCTTATAGTTCCACTAGTATCTAACTTAGTTTGTGGCGAACTAGTTCCAATTCCTATCCTATCGTTGCCACCATCAACGAAGAACATATTTGCATCATTATCTGATTCAATAGTGAAATCCGCATCTGCACCATTTTCATTAATTCTAATGCCACTATTACTTACCTCAAATCTCTCTAGTCCACCAGTAACAACTCTGAACAAGTCATTACCATGAAATTGAATATAAGTATCATTATCGCCAAAGTGTGTTATTTTTGATGGCAAGAATATTTCATTCGGAGTAAAGTTTCTTGAGCTATCTATAACTGTTGTGCCACCAATTTGATAGCTACCCAGAGAAGTATTGTAGTTACCAGTTGCGCTATAAGATCCTATTAATGAAAAACCAGTTGATATAAATTGACCTTGTGTCCCGCCAGCGCTTTTAAATATTATATGTCCTGAAGAAGTATCAATAATGCCATTTGCTCCTAGCGTAAGGTTGCTGCTTGATGTTATCGCACCAAAGAAATTTGTACTTAAATCATTATTAAATCTAGCTATATTTGAACCACCATTATTTTTAACCAGAATGTTAGAGCCAGAGCCATTTGCTGTTATGTTTGAGATGACTGCTGTTGTAGCCACAAGACTGCCTGAAGATGTAATTGTGCCACTAGAAATAGTACCAACATTAACAATATTCCTAGACGAATCTATTACTTGAGTAGTGCCGACAGAATAACCTGCTAGGGTGTCAAGACTACCACCTGTATTGAGTGTGGCTTTGGTAGCACCTGCATTTTTGAACAATATATTTTTAGAACCTACTTGGTCTATATCAGCAGCAAATATAGCGTCACCTGAAATTGAGCCTACAGAAATACCTGTATTTGGGTCTTTGATATGTATAACTGCATTCGTATCTGTTGATTCAAAAAAGGCAACCACATCATCACTATCTTTGACATGAAGTGGTCGGGAAGGTGTAGTGTTTATACCTACTCTTTCGGTTGAGACATCAACAAAAAGTGTATCAGTATCAATAGCCAAATCGCCACTTGAGGTAATCGCACCACTACTGATAGTGCCGATATTCGTCAGGTTTCTGCTTGTATCAATTACAGTTGTGCCATTCAACTGGTAACTACCAATCGCATTAAAATTACCAGAGCTATCTAGGGTTGCTCTGTTTGCTGAACTATTTGAGCCTGATCGGAAAAATAAAGTACCAGCAGACCCCCAATCAATAAACAAGTTGCCACTCGTTGCATGAAATCTACCTCTATCACCAGCATCAGATGTAGCACCTATCCAATAACTTTGCCCATATGGTATAACCACACCATTACCTGTAGTTGATAGTTTTAAGTTATTGTCGTAATAAAGATTGACTGAACCATCTTGTGTGCCAACGATCATGTTTTCGTTTTGAGCAGAGTTTTTAACAATAAATTGACTAGAACTTAAAATTAATCCACCAGTTCCGTTGTCATGTATTCTACTGTTAGACCCATCGTGGTAGATTTGTAGGTCTGATGAATCACCAAAGACTGCTTTACTATTGTCTTGGAAATATAAAGTGTCATTTAAATGTACTGTACCTGAAGCATTACTAATAACATCTACATCAAGTGTGCCTGTAATTTGTGCCCCTGTTGAGGTTGTTTTAATTTTTTCTGCATTATCGTAATAGAGTTTGACAGATCCATCAGATAGAAATACAGCTTTGTTTTCAGTAGCAGTTGCATTTTTGATATAAAGATCATCTGCACTCAGTCTTAAATCCCCTGAACCTGATTCAGCTATAACGGAATGATTGTTTGATGAATTATGAAATATTTGTAAGTCGTTACCATCACCAAGTTTTATTCTTTTATCATCAGGCAAGCCAATATGATTTGAAAAATCAAATCTGTTATCAGATGTGTTCCACAAGATAGTTGCATCTGTCGTTGAATTAACAGCGTCTTGAATCGTGATACCTGCACCATTAGCTAAAGCAGAGCTGTCACCTGTAGAGTAGTTAAGTGTTATGTTCTTGTCTTTGACGTTTAGATTATTAGTATCTACGGTTGTGGTTGTGCCATTAACCGTTAAGTTACCACCTATTACGACGTTGCCTGATGCATTAATAGTAGTAGGGTTAAAAGCACCATTAAAATTTACGTCATCTTGGAAAGTGGCTGCACCTTGGACTGTTATAGTATCGCCAACAGAGACATCACCAGAAAACGTGCTTGTTCCTAGTCCTTTTACAAATAAATTGTTCTTTACTCTAAAGTCTTTATTGTTAGCCATTTTCCCTATCCAATCGCTATACCTTTATACCTGTCCTGGTAATTTTAAATGTCATGCTATCAGTCGAGGCAGGTGTCGCTAATAGCCTTAAATTACTACCTGATATGTCTGCACTAAATGTTGCTTCCTCGGCAGTACCTGTAAATATAGTAGCATATTCGGTCATGCTCGGCGTAGTGCCATCATGTGTTACTAGTATCTCGGTAGCATGATATTCGTTATCTGTTGAGTTGGTTATTTGTACTAAATACTTAACGGTTCTAAATGTAGTTTTAGAAACAGAATCAACCGCTACTTGAGTAGTTGCAGATGTAGTTGTAGTACTAGACCCATTTATTGCTATATTGTTTATGTTGTATGTAGCTGCTACAACATCTTGACCTGTCGCATCAACAGATCCATTAAAAGTTGCATCATTAGTAACGCTTAGTTCGTCTGCTGTCACCAAGCCCGAGGATGTTAAGGTACCTGAGACTGTTGTATTGCTGCCCAAAGTAATTAGTGATCCTGTATCCGTAATATTAGAATCATCTAAAACTGTCCCGTTGTATTTGACAACTTTGTTTGTGACAATATTTGTCACTCCAATTTCCGTACAGTTAATACTGCCTACAAAAGTAGCATTACCATCTTGTGTAAATGTAAGGGCATCTTTTGGGTTGTTTTGATTTTCTGATCTAATTATTAGTTTATTGTTATTACCAGTACCTGAACCCTCGTAGTAGAATCGCCAACCAACTCCACCACCACCACCATTATTACCAATATATATCGCAGCATCAGCACTATTTAAACCACTACCCCCTATATAGAGTTTGTCAGTTGCTTGTGCTGCACCTGTCCCACTTAAAAATTCAACTTGCCCAGTAGTTGTTAAATCAACAACATTCTGTACATTTCTGCCAGAAGTGATTACAGTTTGACCCCCAACTTGATAGCCTCCTAGCGAGGTATTAAAGTTGCCTGAAATAGCTACATTACCTACAACGCTAAAGCCAGTACTAGTAAATTGTCCTGCTGTAACTCCACTACCTTTAAAAATTAGATGGCCTGATGACGTGTCGATTATTCCGTTAGCACCAAGCTTTAGATCACCTGTTGTTATTAAGTTACCTGACTCATCTAAGGACATCAATTGTGTAGCTGAAGACGGAGCGGTATTACCGTGGAGCCAATAGAATAAATTAGGTTCGTTGTTATTAGTATCCAGTATGAAGTTCATGTTGCCGATAGCAGCAAGAGTTGTGGTATTTACCGTTCCCCCAACTCCATTATCATCATCAAAGTCTAGGAATGAATTTGATCCGTAAGTTGCACCCTTAAAGATGTCACTAGCAATATCGCCACTACTTGTGATTGCTCCTGATGAAATAGTTCCTATATTTGTTAGATTTCTAGAACTGTCTATTACTGTAGTACCAGCAATCTGCAAATCACCCAATTTAAGATTTGTATCACCATCCTGCTCGATCTCAAAGACCATATTTGATGATCCTGTATTGTGTCTAAAGACTTGGAATGTGTTATTGGTGTCGTCATTATTGTCATCAATAACAAACCTAATATCTCTAGCAGAGAAAATCTCAACTTCTTTACCTGCTGCACCATCAATCCTAAAAGCGGTACCATTACTAATTAAAGAACCGTCGTCAAATGTAATACTATCGCCCGTACTTACTGCTATATCAGTACCACCTGTTGTATTACCGTTAGCTAGGATCTCAGCCAGGGTATCAACTGTACCTACCTGACTATCAACATAAGCTTTGATTGACTGTTGTGAGGCTACTGCTGTTGCAGAGTTACTAGCCATATTATCTTCATCTAAGAACGCAGAACCTGACAAAGTACCGTTCAGGACAGGGCTAGTTAGTGTAGGGCTTGTAAGAGTCTTGTTTGTTAGGGTTTGTGACCCTGTTAGCGTTACAACGCTTGAATCAATCGCAAAAGTGACAGAAGTACCTGATGCATTAGAGGTAATGCCTGTCCCACCAATCAATGATAGAGTTTGGGTATTTATGTTAATACCAATCGTAGAGCTACCATCAGAAACATTTAGATTGACAGCACCTATAGCTGATATGTTTTGAAAAGCAGTACCATCCCAATATTGCAGGGTTGTAGTCGTAGTATTGTAGATAATCTGCCCAATATTAAAGTTGAGCTCATCTCTTTCTGCTGTTGTAAGTTGTAAGGTATTGTCAGGATCTATTGATCCCAGGTTGATTTCTAGTGTTCTAACTAACTGATTGAAAGTATCAGCTGATACGTTAGGCCCTGTAGCAAAGGGTAAATTGGTTTGTAAGAGTTTAGCCACCCTTATCTTCTCCCGTCGGTTCTAAGATCTAGTCTTGTCGCCCCTAACCTCCATCCTGTTCCAGTATCATCTGGTTGATCTGTAGATTGTATTCTAAGAATAAATTGTCTACCTCGTGATCTGATGAAAACTTGTTTTGTAGTTGGAGAGATAGTGGAGTTAGATGTTTCTGTTGCGGGATCTTCACCTGGAAAATCTCTTTGTTTGGTAATTAGTTTTACATTACCACTTCCTAGAAACTTTATATCAGGAATTATTCTGCTTAAGAAAGCAAAGCTTTCACCATCACCTAAATCTAGGTCAGATGATTCAATAAAAACATTCTGCATAGCAGCACCATCGTCGTTGAAGCCAACCTCATGTTGATATAAGTATGGAGCTCCAACGGCTTGTGGGAATGATTCGACACCAGAGTCTAACCAAGCAGTCCTCACCAACTGTCCGTAATACCAAATATTTGTAGCGTAGTTGTATATGACATATCTATTTACTTCGTCATTATCATTATTATTTTCTTTCTTAGAAGGATAAAACCACCCTACTTCATTATGTTCTTTGTTTGTAAAACCAAATACTTTGTAGGCTTGGTCTACATTTAAACCATTATCTTCATCTCTAAATACATAATTCTTAACGCTACAAGGCAGTTTTTGTACCCCACCACTATAGACATAAAAACTATCGTAAGACATAAAATATACGCCTCCAGGAGCTGTTACAGCTGCTTTCGGGCCTATTAGTCCAGTTGAGTTATCAATTAGGTTTACAGCAAAAGTAAAAGGTGGCCCAACAAATTGCATGCTGTATACCGAGGTATCAGTAAATATAACAATCTCTTGTCTCGACTTAACACCACCAATTATTTGTGAACCTGATGATAATCTTACAGAACCTGCTGTATTGGTTGTTAATGGTTCAAACTGTAGCTCGTTCTCTTGGTCACTAAATGCTACTAACATAGGATCAACTACACCAGTTCTATTACCACCAGATAGTGGGTCAGCGCCTAGAACAATCAAATGTCTATCTGTTTCTGAAGTTATGACTTGTAAAGCTTTAGTTGGCACTTTGTTAGCACCACCTATAGCTGACAATAAAGTAGCTCTTGTACCTACCCCTGATGATGGTTGCCATCTATACAATTGACCACCACGTGGATTAATTATTAGGTTTTGTCCAAAGTTATCGTGTGACCATAATCTAAGCTGATTGACTGCGGATAATGATGATGAGCCTCCCCAGCCTCCGCCACCCCAAGTGCTAGCACCATAACCAACCCCAGGGACAAAATCGTCTCTGCCAACATTAATTTGATATGTGCCTACTGTATTAGAACCACCATTACCTGTATCTGAGGAGTTTGCTAGAACAGCATTACCACTTGTGTCTTTTGCTTCTATACGAAAATTATTAGCATCTACTATTTCTGAAACCTGATACTCTTGATTAAGAACAGCAGCTGTAATGTTACCACCTAGAGATACTGCGCCAGAAAAAGTTACAAAATCGTCTAATACGCAACCGTGGTCTGTATCTGTAACAGTAAGTGTGGCATCTCCATTACCTACTTTTGCAAACGTTACATCCCCTGCTGCTGTAGTGAGTCTTATTGGTGTTATGTCGTTGAATACACTTCCTGCGTAAAGATAGTATTTAAAAGTCGATCCTAGTCCTAGATATTTAGTGCCATCATTTGCAATCCAGTTATGTAAAGCTCTAACAGTACCGAGGTATGAGTTTGATGTAATTTTTTCCCAACCACCAAACTTTTCTGGTCGACCTGCTCTGAAACGCACTAAATTACAGTCAAACCAACCCCCTTCAGAATCGTAAGCGGTTCCTTCTCTATCAATACCTGGATTGAACTGTAGCTTTTGGATTGTCATAACTTAAAGATATTGTATCTTCTTGTTAGGATTTAAGCTAGATATCGTATTAAGAGTGGAAAATATCTGATTTCATCATGCCTGCTAGCTCGTTGGCTCTACCTTTAACCTGTTCGGCCCATTTACTATCAAGCATTTGGTTAGCTACTTCATCATAATCTTTCATATGTAATGCAGCTAACATGTTTTTAAAATTAAATAATCTGTTACCAAGATTGAAATACATATTTATCAGTACTATCTTTCTTGTTTCAGATAATGATTCCCAAGTTTCTATTCGTGAAGCTAATATTTTTATACAGTTTCTAATGTCATTCATTAGAAGATATTCTGCTTCATCTTGTGAAATGCCCCCACCAAGCCTTTCATCAACTAATCTGCCGTATCCTATTGTTAAATACTTTTCTGGTGTTGAATCTTCATATACATGAGATACAAAGCCCTCATGTAATCTAAGCAAGTGGCTGACCTTTTGTTCTAATTGATCATTCATAATAATGCGTTTTCTATTACTAAGGCTACAAAACTACAAATCAGACCTACAAGTAGGACTATCATAGTGGTCATACCGCTAGATATCTTGTTATGGAGTTCTTTGATATCGGACTCTATATCAGCAAATTTATTAAATGCTGTCTTCCATCTTTCGGCACATTCCTTTTCATGTACAGATAATTCTAAATGTACGTCTGCTGCAGTTTTTCTCATATTATTTCTTTTTAAGCCAAGATAGCCATTCTGGTTTATTTTTATTGATCCACCAGACCACAACTATACCGACTAAAACTATTGGTACAATAATTTCCATTATTACTCCCCTTCGTTGTCATCACTTGGTTCAGGCTCAGGCTGTACAAATTCTTGTACTGATTCCTGTACTGGATTTTGTGGTTGCATAGATTGTAATTTATCTACAACAAA